GAAACTTCGATGGTTTCCTACGCCGCCTATTGTGCTCTTACTGATTCACTGCTGTTTACAGTGGAAGAAGACGCCGATCCACCTCGTGGACATACCATGACGGATGCTATCATTGAGGTGGTGGCAGAAGAAGAGCATACTGGGCACGCCGTTGGCCAGCGCATGAGTAGACGCGCCGGTCAACATATGGCTAAGATCATGTTCGTCAAGCTAGTGGTTTTGCTTGAGATCTTAGCCATAGTCCCCACAGGAACAGCAATGATCCAGTCGCAACCTTGCGATTGGTACGAGGGTGTCTGCCGTCCAACAGTCAACACGCATTGCGAGCTTAGTAACGGCTCGTGCGCTTTGGCTTTAGACGACATAAGCACTCACGATTGCTATTTCCTGGGCGGGGAATGCGTTGCATATCCCATTTTGACTACAGTGCAGAAGTTTGAATGTGGTGTCAACAAGGCTGCTTGCCAGTTACAACCAGTAGAGAAGGGGCTTACTCTGTTTTGCAACAAAGCTTCTATTCTATCGAAACTGGCAGCGGAGGAAGCGAGAATAGTTTCTCTCAGTTTGCTTATGGCTACTGCGGGGATCCTAGAATCGATTTTCTTCGCTATCCTTGTATTGGTTTTCCGCTTCATTGAGAAGGAGATCGATTACACAGGATGGTTGATTTTGGACGCCGTTCAATGGTTCAAGTCTGGTTCCACCCAATCGGTGGTTTTGGATGAAACAGCGTATAATCCTTGGTTGTATGCTTTTTACGGACTGTTGAACGCCTACTTGCTGAAGGTTATTGCTCAGTTACTGATTAGAATCTACAGCGGGATCACCTTGCTGGTGCGCGATCGGATATTTGCCTGGCGCAAATACATCGGCACTATTAAGGTGAGGACCCCTGAGTTCAAGAAGTTGCTGACATTCGGCTTTGGCAATGGCATTCCTATTCCAGAGATGGCAATAACAGGATCCACGTTTCGTGATACGATAGTGAATTCTGGGGTGGTTTCTGTTTTGGCGAAGGTAGATGGCGACCTCCTACACGTTGGATTTGCGTTCCGTGTCAGAGATTATCTGATCACGGCCAATCACGTCGTTAGAGAGGCCCTCACTCGCTCGAATCAGTTGTACCTTTGCCCTTTCAAAGCTGCTGGCAGTTACTCGGAAATCAACGTTGGCAAGCTTAAGGAATTTGATGTTGGAGATGGCGATGAGAAAAACATTGTCAACACACATGACGTGGAGCAGCTTGACTTGGCTGTTATGTACGACGTGTATGTCCAACGTATGCCAAAGGACTACTTTACAGGCATTGGAGTCACTAGTTTGGCTCCCTCGAATGCTTGCCTTCAGAGCGTGGTGAAATCTAGTGCGGTGCATGGCGATAGACTCAAACAAGCCAGTGGTTATGTTATTGAGCTCGTGGACGGTATGCGTGTTAGATATTCAGCCAGCACTGAGAGCGGCTCTTCGGGTTGCCCTATTGTCACGGGAAGCAAGAAATTCGTAGCCCTTCACCAGTCTACAGACGGTAAGACTCACAACGAGGGAGTTCATTCCAGCTTAGTTGAGATGTTTATCCGCTTAGATGGTCGGAAAGAGGAGGCGACTGGAGATGTTTACCACGACGAGAAGAGAGGAGTTTTCCGAGACTCCAAAGGTAGACAGTTAGAGGTTCTTGAACACGCGTTTGGTATTGAATTGGTCGATAGACGAACTGGTCGGCGCAGAGCGCTCGCACGCAGTGAAATCCATGACTTTGAAGAGATCAGCCGCAGGTGTATAGAAGACGGTTATGGCCACCGTTTTGAGGAATCCAATACTGATGGTCTTAGTGTCCAGACCACCCCCGCCCGGGACTCGTCTCCTTACGTCGAATATGACGACGAGGTCAATAGGAAGGAGGCACCCCCATTAGCAAAACCAGTCAGTCCTAAAAAGACTGTAGACGTTGATTTGTCGCAGACCGCATTGGAAATCTCTGATGACGTTCGTACGCCGATTTTCGCTCCTAGATTCAAGGGATATTCTAGCAAGACTAGCGCTGTCATTGATTTCGACGAAGCAAAACGGTTGGGATACGACGCGGATAAGTATGATTTTCCATCAGGCGATCCAAACAATTCGACGGCCACTTCGCTTTTTAAGCACGCTGAGGTGCATAAAGACGCTTGCGTCAATTATGTCGATCCACCGGCTGAAGTGAAGGCTGTGGCTAAGAGAGCCAGTATGACGCTTTGCAAGTTCAACAAGTACGAGATGATCTCAGATCCTTTGTCGGATGAGAATATCGGAAAAATCTTGAACAGCTCGCTCATCAAGGACTCGAAAAGCCCAGGCCGACACTTTATAGTCGATGGAAAGAAGACCAATGCTGAAGTGATTGCCGCTTACTCAGTCGAGGAGTTTGCGGAGCTGGTTCGTTCCGTGGCAAAAGGGGGAACGAGGGACATCAATGTGTTCATCAAACTTGAGCCGACCAAGAAAGCAAAATTGTCGAGTGGTATGCCTAGAATCATTTCTGGAGTAGATATCATTGAGACGGTTTTAGCTCACGCTTACTTTTCAAACTTCAATGAGGCTTTGGCTAAGAACTACAAACGTTCTCCAGCTGCTGTTGGGTTCAGCCCACTCAAGCAAAAGGATGCCGATGAGTTCTTCAGGGACTTGGAGAAGTATGATAAGATAGTTTGTGATGATGTCAGCACGCTTGACTGGCGCTATACGCCGAAAGCAGTTGAGGATTTGTGCGACATCGTGGTTGGACTGGCTGTCAGACCGAGGGGTATGACTGAAGAGGAAAGCAGCCAGTGGCGAGTCGAGGCTAAGGAAGTCTTTATGAGACAGTTTCTTATGCCGTTTGTGTTACCTGATGGTAGGGTTATCAAGAGATTGAAGCCGTGCATCATGGCCTCAGGGTCTGTGCTGACTTTAGCTGTTAACACCTTAGCAATGGTATACTTCGACAGCTTAGCCAAGTTAGAGATGGGATACACTGTGGATGACATATGTGGGAAGAAGTTCAAACTCCGCGCAGGCGGAGATGACAAGACTCAGGGAACTCCTTCGGATTTCGATGAGGTGGCGTACAAGGAGAAGTTGGAAGCCTACGGGCTCGCTATCCATGACGTTCACGTCACGACTCCTAAGGAAGGCTTTGAGTTCTTTTCGTGGACGTTTGTCAAAGACGTCCGCGGGGAGGTTACTTGGACACCTACCCGATTCACCAAACACGTTCAGAACTTGAGGGTCGTGGATTACGCCAATTTGCCAGACGCGTTGATTTCGCACATGTACAATTGGGCGCATTCCAAGGATCATTTTGAGTTCTTCAGGAGCATATATGAATCTTGTCCAGCTGAGGATGGATTCAATGTGCTTGATTTACCTGACCGTTTGGAGATCATAAATCATTTGCATGGGTTTGAGAGTGCGAGCAGCGGTAAAATAGCTGCTCAGTTGCGCGCTCTGCTCCTCGATTAGATGGCCCTTTGTCGAGCTGGACGTTAAACGGAGTATTTTATGTTTGCATATCATACCAATGGGGAAAATAAAAACAAAACAAAAATTTTCGACCCCCTTACAAACTTTTGCGGAGCTTATTGGTCCGACGGTAAATTTCAGTCTTCCGTCGCAAACCCAACCAAACCAGCTCTAAACGAACGTGACGTTACTTGTAGACAGCACGACATCGACATTGCTAACGCTAAGTCTCAAGCTGATATCATTGCAGCTAACCAGAGATTTTACGACAGTAACTACGGTGTCAGTTTATATCGCACAATTCTTGCTATTCTTGTCCGTGATTTCTACCCTTTTAGTTATCCGGAAGATATGCCAGGTAAAAATAAAAACCAGAAGAAGAGCAACCTCAGAGGAACTGCGGATATCGCCAAGCTTGCTAAACAAGTGAGCAAAGCGATGACTACAACCTCTAAGGGAGCCGTGAAAACTACAAAAACTGTAAAACAACAAAAACAAAAACAAAAACCAGTTACAGTAACTACTCCGCCGGTTACGATAGGCACAACCATGTCGTCTATGCGCCCAGCCATTTCAGGAATGGGGGGAGGCGGAGTTAGGGTGAAAGGACGTGAGTTTATCACGTCTTTGCCCGAAAACAACCAACTAAACTGGTATCTTAGCGCTGTTATTCCGATTCATCCCGCGTACTTTACGTCGACGGTTATCAGCAATTATGCTAAATCTTACCAGCATTGGAGGTGCCATGGTGTTACACTGCACTACATTACTCGCCAGCCTAGTAGTGCCACAGGAGAGGTTCTGATGGTTCACACTGCCAACGTTTCTGAGTCAGCATTTCCTTACAATGCCTCCGACTTTTTGTCGCGAGCGCTGTCATGCGAGAATGCTGTCTTAGGACCGATTTGGACAAACCATTCCATCAGCGTCAAACCTTGGGGCTCTAGAGGTGAGATCAACGCCTTTATGGATACGGATATCAACGACAATATCTACGGAGAGATCAGCGTATTCACACAGAGCGCAGTTTCAGACACTGCTGGCTTTCTTGTGATGGATTATGACTTTTCGTTTGAGACGCCGATGTATTCCGCACACTCCAATAGGTTACCCATTTCGACTGGAGTATCCGATCCTTGCTATTCTGCCACTGCGACCACACCGTCCACAGGAACTCAATTCATATTGAATTTACCTACGCCGTTGTCGGGTTCTGTTAGTGGCACGATATTCAAGATCATTATCAATGTCACGGGAACTTCTTTTCTAGCTCCAATGACTGCGGCGAATGCGTTAAATGTTTACATACCTGGGTCAGCTACGGCTGTACCTTTGCAGGATGGAACAACGTTTTACGCCGTCGTCACTGGAACTACGTTGAGATTTTACTCAACTTTGTCCGCTGCTTCTACGCTTTCTACGAACGGGCAGGTGGAGTACGCTAGCTCCACCTCTGCCGCGTTTTCGTGGGCGTACACAGCTTACCAAGTTCAGTTTCCCGGAGTTTGGGGAACTAGTAGTTAGTTTATAGGTAGATGCACCTTAAAGCATCATTTGGAAGAGGACCC